ATGAGGAAATGGCTGCTCTCTATGATGGGATTGACTGCCTGCTTGCTCCTAGCTATGGAGAGGGATTCATGGTTCCACTGATTGAGGCTGCATCAGCTGGGTGTCAAATCATAACTGTGAACTATACAGCTCCTAAAGATTTGGTTTCAGAGGATGCTGTCAAAGTCGATGGTCAACCATTCTGGGATGAGATTCTTGGAACCTGGTTCATGATTCCTAGTGTCAATCAGATGAAGGAAGCGATGAACCACATGATTACCAGAGAGGGCAAGTCCAAAAAGAATCTGGAGTTTGCAAAGCAGTTCAATATTGAAACAGTCTGGATGCATCAATGGTTGCCCTATATAAAGGAAAACCTGAAGTAAAATAAAACCATGGCAATAACCAACGGATATATAACGCTAGACCTTCTGAAGTCAGCTCTCTCAATTCAAGATGACATTGATGATGACTTTTTAGAATTAGCAATCAACTCAGCATCTCGACAGATTGACCAGATGACAGAGCGCCAGTTTTTCTCAGCCACTGAGACCAGAATTTTTGCACCAAGAGACAATCTAGTTTGTGAGATTGATGATCTAACCTCCCTAACCACACTCAAGACTTCAAGCAATGCAGATGGTGTTTTTGATGTTACCTGGGAATCTAAAGATTTACAGCTTGAACCCTTGAACAACTTGGCTGGAGGATTGCCAACACCTTTCACCCAGATTAGAGCAGTCGATGAATACCTGTTCCCAACCGATATGGGAGAGGCAACCGCTGAGGTGACTGGGACATTCGGATTCACACCAGTCCCAGACCAAATCCAACAGGCAACCTTGATTCTTGCCGCTCGATTGGCAGAGAGAAGATTCAGCCCCTTGGGTGTTGCTGGCTTTGGAGACTTGGGAGCTGTCAGGGTTTCTAGATTTGATGCTGACATCGAAAACCTAATCTCACCATTCAAGAGAGTGAGAATGGCTTGAACATTACAGACATCAGGGATGGACTAGAGGCAAACCTCGAAACCATAACTGGACTGAGAGGCTACTCAGAAATCCCAGACAACCCAAGCATCCCAGCAGCTATTGTCAACTTGGATTCTGTGAACTATCACCAAGCATTCAAAAACGGATTGATTGAGTTGAACTTCACTATCACTGTGATTGTTGGAAGGTTCAGCGCTAGGTCATCTCAACAGAAGCTGAATGACTTTGCAGACAATTCAGGAGATAGTTCAATCAGAGCAGCAATCGAAAGCGACAGAACCCTTGGAGGGAACGCCTTTGATTGTGTGGTTCAGACTATGAGCGGAATTAGTAATATAGACTTAAATGACGGAAACAATTATCTGGCAACAGAGTTTTCTGTTATTGCTTATGCTAACTAGAGGAGATAACTAACATGGCAAAATTCGTAGCAACTGACTTCAGCATCTCGCTGGATTCAAACGACCTAAGCACCAGCCTTGCAAGCGCAACTCTGGAAATCACCAGAGAAGAGCAGATCACCACAGCCTTTGGACAGTCATCTGTCACCAGGATTGGTGGATTGCAGGATGCTTCCCTAACACTAGAATTTCACCAGGATTTCGCTGATTCAAGTGTTGACTCATTGCTTTTCCCATTGCTTGGCAGTGTGGTTCCATTTGAAATCAAGCCAACATCAGAAGCTGTTGGAACTGGCAACCCTGCATATTCGGGAAATGTCTTGGTGAACAATTACTCACCATTCGATTCTGCAACCGGTGAGCTTGCAACATTCTCGATAACCCTGCCAGTCAGTGGTGACATCACCAGATCAACAACAGTCTAAGGATAAAAATGAAAATCAATCTCCACATAAAATATCTAGACGAAACTGAAAAAGATGTTGCAGCAGTAGCTGCCGACCTAGTTGCTTTTGAGGCAAAGTTCAACATCAGTGTTGCTGCTTTATCCTCAGAGACAAAGTTGACTCATTTGTTTTTCCTTGCCTACTCAGTAGAGAAGAGAACAAACGCTATCAAAGACATCAGCTTTGAGAAATGGGTCGAAACCATCGAGACAGTTGAGGCTGGCGAAGCAAAAAAATGAATGCGCTCGGTGAGCAGTCTGTTCATTTCAGACTTGCCCATCTAGCGTATGAGTTCAAAATCCCTCCACACCAGTTGATGGTTGAAGAGGAGAGGATGCTTTGGACAATGGAGCGCTATCTCTATTGGAGAAACACCAAGGCAAATCAAAAGCGTAAGCAATAGCCCTCCCTTCGGGGAGGGTTTTCCTTTAGGTAGAATGGTAGAGATAGGAGAGTCATGGTTGCAACCCCAAAAGTCTCTGGCATTAGAGGTGCTAAAGAGATTCTAAAAACAGTTGATCCAGAGTTTCAAAAAGCCCTGGTCAAAGACTTTCATAAGCGTATGAGCAAGCCTCTGCAAAGCATCAGAAAAGACACCAGGGCAAACAATCGAAAGATTCAAAATAGACTTCCCAATCTTTACAATCACAGAGGCAGAACCAGAAACACTGGAGCTGATATCAAAGCCTCATTCAGACCATCCTCTGAATATGGTCGGGCAATTGCTCTGATAACCGCTAAGGGCAGAAACAACCAGGTTGGGTTTGAGTATGCAGAACTAGCTGGAATCAACCGGTCACAGAATGGCAGGCGCTCCAGGATTCCTGGAACCACCACCAGAGGAAGAGGTGGAGATGGCTCCTATATCCTCAATGGTCAAGGTCAACATTTCAATGACACATTGCTGAACATAGGCAAGCCAGGAAGATTGGCATTCTCAGCGGTGCAAAAGAATCGACCAGAGCTGGAAGAGATTGCTCTTGGGGTTTTGGGCAAGATGACAGACAGATTGAATGAGAAGCTGAGGGTTGACTTCGGCTCAAACAACACCACCAGAAGGATTATCTAATGGCTGTAAGAATTCCAATCATTACCACCTTTGACAAAAAGGGTGTCAATAATGCTATTAGAAATCTGGACAATCTAAGCAGATCAGCAGGCAAAGCTCTTGGAGCTGTCGGTGCTGCTGTCGGTGGTGGACTAGCTCTCAGCGTTAGAGAGTTTGGCAAGTTTGACTCTGCAATGAATCAGTCCATTGCCATCATGGGTGATGTCTCAGACTCGATGCGCAATGAGATGTCAGAAGCTGCTAGAGAGGTTGCCAAAAATACCACCTTCTCAGCTGAGCAAGCCGCTGAATCGTTTTTCTTCCTGGCATCCGCTGGTCTATCCGCTGAGCAGTCAGTCGGAGCAATGCCCCAGGTTGCAGCATTCGCCCAGGCTGGAATGTTCGACATGGCAACAGCCACAGACCTTGCAACAGATGCACAGTCTGCCCTGGGTCTAACCTCTGATGACACTCAGGAGAACCTGGCAAACCTAACCAGAGTGACAGATGTCTTTGTAAAAGCAAACACATTAGCCAACACCTCGGTTGAACAGCTGGCAACAGCTCTGACCACCAAAGCTGGTAACGCTCTGAAGACAGTTGACAAAGATGTTGAGGAAGGTGCTGCCGCTTTAGCTGTATTCGCTGACCAAGGTATCAAGGGCGAAAGAGCTGGAACACTCCTAACTAACACCATCTTTGGTCTGACAGACATCATGAAAAAGGCTCCAGAGGAAGCTGAGCGCTTAGGCATTGAGGTGTTCAATGCAGCTGGAGAGATGAACAGCTTTGCAGACATCTCAGAGGATTTGACTGAAGCTCTATCCTCCATGACCAAAGAGCAACAGGTTGCAACTCTGGACAGCTTAGGATTCACCAAGCAAGCCAGAGAGGGAACGCTGGCTCTCTTGGGTCAGTCTGAACAGCTAAAGGACTATGAGACAGCCCTCAGAGGCGCTGGAGGCACAGCTCAACAGGTTGCAGACAATCAGCTAGACACATTCAATGCAAAGCTGAGTCTGCTTGGATCAGCGGTGACAGATGTTGCCATCGATGTTGGAGGTCAATTAGCCCCAACAATTGAGGGATTGATTCCTACCCTTGAAAGACTATTGCCCAAGATTGGCGATGAGTTAGTCAAGGCTGTCAACAGTGTGGACTTTGAGGCGTTACTTACAGGCATCACAAACTTCATCAGTTTTGTGGCTGACAACATCAACAAAATTGATGACCTAATTGTTGCCCTGGCTGCCATAACCTTAGGACTAAAGGGGTTCACTGGCGCTATCAAAATCGCCCAGGTTGCTGCCGCTGCATTTGGTGTCACCCTGACAGCTTCACTTGGCCCGATTGGTTTGATTGGGCAGCGATTGGTTTATTGGTTACAGGAATAGGAGCCTACACTCTGGCAAACAAAGATGCCAGAACAGAGCAAGAGAAAATCAAAGATGAGATTTCTGCAACCAGAAAAGAATTAGAGTTCTACAAAACAGAGCAAGAGAACTCAGCAAACACCTCGAAGCTCTATGAATCAAAAATCAAAGAGCTAGAGGCTCAACTTAGAAAACAAAGAGACACCCAGGCATCCCTCAATGAGTTCACTGAGGAAGCAACAATCAAATCCTATGAATCCAGAGATGCTGCAATTGCTCACCGGTTTGCCTCTCAGGATCTAATCCCAGCACTTGAGGGCAATAGGGATGGATATAACGAATTAGCCTTTGCTGCCACCAATGCCAAGCTAGGGGTGGAAAGTGTCACAATTGCTCAGGAAGCTCAGAGGCAATTCCAGGAGCTAGTCAATTCAGGCATTGGGGATGCAGTTGCATCTCATGGACTCTATGAACAAATCCTTGCCAGGGTTACAGCTCAGACCAGATTCCAAACTCAGGAGCAAGCCGATTTCAATGAGACGATTAGGAAAACCGCAGAGGGGATGGGGTTAGTTGTTCCAGGAGCTGATGCAGCATCGACCGCAACATCGAACTATTCTGGAGCAACATCTGTCCTAACCGATGCTCAAATTGAAGCCATTGAAACCACAGGCGGATTGACCACAGAGATTCAGAACCTAAATGGAGTCATGGCAGATGGAACCAAAGCCAATCAAGACTTCCTGAACTTGATGGCTGGCATATCCCAAACAGACCCATCCATGTCTGTTGGGAACATGACCAGAGAGCTTCAGGGCATGATCACAGAGCTTGACAGAGCTAACAAGCTGGTAAGTCAAGAGGGTGGACTGTTTGAGTTCATGCAGGGAGATTCAAAGGTGACAGCTCAATTTGATGAGGCTGGGAACCTAATATCTAGTTTCACCCAGCCAACTGGAGAAATCCCAGCCACTACTGTCACCGGTCAGCAAGTCGATTTGAATGCTGTTAATCAAGTTTTGGGCGGAGAGTTTGGATCTGCAATCAAGGATTTGGCTGGAGGTCAGCAAGCGCTCAGTGATGCAATCCTGGGGCAGACCACACTCATAAACAGAGAGACTGGAATCAGTAGAACCATCTCTGGCTCTGGCGCAGCAGTGGAAAGAGCTATTGCTGAGGGGTTTGAAGTTCAGTCAGGCTTTGAGGGCAATGTTCAGGATTTGGTTGACACTGTTGTCAAGGTAGGCGAACAGACAGGGGTTGATGTTGCCCTGGCTAGGGGTGGAATTGTCAATGCTCCTGTGAAAGCGCTAATTGGAGAGAGTGGCCCAGAAGCTGTCATCCCCTTGGAGAAGATGAGCAAGATGGGCAACAAAACAAACATCAACATCACAGTCAACACTGGTGTTGGTTCTGATCCTGTGGCAACTGGTCGGGCAGTAGTCGATGCAATCAAGCGCTATGAATCAACCAATGGAAAGGTCTTCGTTTCAGCATGACAGTCAAGGTTGAACTAGGCTTCACATCCGCTGGAGCCTCTGCTCCATTTTTTACCCTGGACAATAATCGCTTAGGGTTGCTGAACAACACTGAGGGCAGACTTGGTGGAGGTCAGGTCTTGGTCGATGTGAGCGAATATGTCAGAACATTCAACACCTCTAGGGGTAAATCAAGGGAACTAGACAGATTCCAGGCAGGTCAGGCATCAGTCGCATTCAATAACAGCGAAAGAATTTTTGACCCAACTTTTGAAGCCTCTCCCTTTTTTGGACAGATAGAACCCAGAAGGCAGATAGTTATCACAGTCGATGATGTCATTCAGTTTGAGGGAACAATCGATGACTGGCAGATTGACTATAACCAGGGAGGAAATTCTGTTGCCACAGCTGTTGCCTTTGATGGAATTGCAAACCTAGCAAACATCGGCTTGCAGGATTTCACTCCATCTGGCTCGGTCATAGAAGAAAACCTGTTTCTTTTAGATGATTCTGAAAAGGGAATTCTGAACAACACAGACAACCTTTTAGGTGGCACAGATGCAAACCTGACCACAGGCAGGGCAATCAACTCAGCATTGGACAACATTCAATGGCCAGAGGACAAAAGAGATTTGGACACCGGTCTTGCCATAGTCGAATCAAACCCAATAGAGGATGACACAAATGTTCTGAGCTATCTCCAGAAGGTTGCAACAAGTGAGCCTGGTGGAGTCTTTATTTCAAAGTCTGGAGATGTGAAGTTCATCGAAAGAAACGCTGGATTTTTGGGAACCAAACCTCTCTTTGCTGATGATGAAACAGGGATTCCTTATTCGGTGATTTCAGTAACCTTTGGAACAGAGCTGTTGTTCAATGAAGTAACTGTTTCAAACTCGACTGATGAAATTAGAGCTGTCAATCAAACATCAGTCAACCTTTATGGAAAGAGGGATGTCACCAGGGAGACATTTTTGAACTCAACATCTCAGTTGAATGATCTAGCTCAATTCCTGGTTGGAAAGTTTGGAGAGCCTGAATTCAGGTTTGAAGTTATCGAGGTGGACTTGGCTAACCTAGACAGCTCCCAAAGAGAGCAGATGATTGATTTAGAGCTTGGGGACTTTGTTCAAGTCAAGTTCACACCCAATGACATTCCTCCAGCGATTGAAAGGTTTGGTCAGGTGATTTCCACCAAGTCAAACTTCACTCCTACTCAGGAGATTATTCAGATAGGTCTGCAATCGGTGCAGGGAGCGCTGATAGTATTAGACCAAGAAGCTTTTGCTAAACTTGACTCAGAGAGCGTTTTAGGATTCTAATGGGATTTATTGATTTCACCGCTGGCGAGGTTTTGACCGCCGCTCAAATGGATACCACATTCAGGCAAACTGTAATGCGGTTTCCTGATGCATCAACCAGGGACACTGCCCTAACCACAGTTCTAGCCGAGGGCATGATTTGCTACCTCGATGACACCGATGCAATCGAAAAATATAACGGAGCATCTTGGGAGAGCATCTCAAACCCTGGAGACATTACAGGAGTAACCGCTGGCACAGCCTTGACCGGTGGAGGTGTTTCAGGCGATGTGACTCTTGATGTTGACATGGCAACACTGGCTGGAACAGCTCTGACAGCAACAGGCTCAACTCTGGATGTTGACATTGCTGAAGTTCAAAAGGCTGACTTCGAGACGGATGCAACAACAGCCAGAACTCTCACCTCATCAGATTCAGGTAAGACAATCCGTTTCACCTCTGCCTCTGCAACAACCGTCACAGTTGACGCAAGCACAGATTTCGCAGTAGGTGCAAGGGTTGACATCATCGCTGATGGGGCAGGTGCACTCACAGTAACCGCAGACACAGCAACAGTCGCAGGAGCTGAAACTTCAACAACATCAGGAAGCTTTACAATCGGAGCGCAATACTCAGCGGCTACCTTGCTATGCGTTGCTACTGATGAATACCGCTTGATCGGAAACATTGGGGTCGTCTAAATGAGCTTTGTATTACTAGGGATTCTAAACAGTCAAGCAGCAGGTGCTGCGGCGGTCACATATCGCTTGCAAACTTTGGGCGATACTGGGAGTGAATTAGGAGTAGAAATAGGAATAGATGCTG